GGAGTACCGCCGCTAGAACGTATCACTGTCTTTGATGACTTCAATGATATACCATTGACTAGTTTGACATTTGATACTGCGACCTGGCAATCGACCACAGACGAAGTAGTCAGCCATCATGGATTGATAAATTTACAATACAAAGAGCTTGATCGACAATCAGTATTATTTGATGCTCGAAGTTGGACAGAAACCCAGGCTCTCCGGCAAGTATTTTTAATTTCACAATGGTTAGATTCCTGCCAGGCCAATTATATTATTTTTAATCTAAGCCGAAATCTAGATAAACACAATTGCTGGGGGCCAAGTCAATACATATTAGATTACTGTTTGAATCACAGCAGATGTAGATTGTTTGATAACTCGTTGTACAATGCCAATTTAAATATTAACAAACCCGCAGACTACGACAAATTTGGATGGCACGGCCATCATGGTGCTGTTGGAAACAGGCATTTTTTTGAAACAACTATAAAGGATAAACTTTGTTAAAAAATTACGGACTTGACGTCCAACGTTTATTTCTTGAGATGATGTTGCAGGATGCATCCAGTTACGTGCGGGTGCAAAACATTTTTAACCCAGAGAACTTTGATCGGAGCCTGCGCCCGGCAGCCGAGTTCATTAAAACTCACAGCAATAACTACAAAACAATGCCAGTGACTGAGCAGATTACGGCAGCTACCGGAATCAAGCTTGAGCATGTGCCGGATCTTACCGAAGATCACTTTGCTTGGTTCATGGAAGAATTTGAAGCATTTACCAAACGCCAGGAACTGGAACGTGCTATTTTAAAAGCCGCAGACATGCTTGAGAAAGGCGACTTTGACCCAGTGGAAAAACTCATCAAAGATGCTGTGCAAATCTCATTGACCAAGGACATGGGCACAGACTACTTTGCTGATCCGGCTGCTCGTATCAACAAGTATTTTAACTCAGGCGGACAAGTTTCAACAGGATGGCCACAACTAGACAAACTATTGTATGGTGGGTTCAGTCGTGGCGAACTAAACATCTTTGCAGGTGGCTCGGGTTCGGGCAAGAGCTTGGTCATGATGAACATTGCACTCAACTGGTTGCAACAGGGGCTTAGTGGTGTTTATATCACACTAGAACTCAGTGAAGAGCTTACTAGTTTGCGAACCGACGCTATGTTAACCAATATGTCAACAAAGGATATTCGCAAGGATATTGACACAACCGAACTTAAAGTAAAGTTGGTTGCTAAAAAATCTGGACAATATCGTGTCAAGGGGTTGCCAGCGCAGAGCAATATCAATGACATTCGAGCTTATCTAAAAGAGGTGCAGATACAGACAGGCATTCGAGTGGACTTTATCATGGTGGACTATCTGGATCTATTAATGCCAGTGAGTGCAAAGGTCAGCCCTAATGACTTGTTTGTCAAGGACAAGTATGTGAGTGAGGAATTACGTAACTTGGCCAAAGAGCTGGGCATACTAATGGTCACAGCTTCACAGTTGAATCGCAGTGCCGTGGAAGAAATTGAATTTGATCATAGTCATATTTCGGGTGGCATATCAAAAATCAACACAGCGGACAATGTGTTTGGTATCTTTACAAGTCGCGCTATGAGAGAGCGCGGTAAATATCAAATACAATGCATGAAATCTCGTAGTTCAACTGGAGTTGGTCAAAAAATTGACTTAGAGTACAACATCGAAACCATGCGTATCACTGATGCTGGTGGAGACGACAGCAGTCTTAACAGACCCACTAGTAGCATAATGGAAAGTATCAAGGCAAAAAGTCAAATCAAGTCAGCCGATGCAATTGAGGGCAACGGTACCGGCTCAACTACTTGGGAACGAGCTCGACCGCGTGATGGCGTTGATCCGTTTGCACCAAAAGTCACAGCCGAGGTACAAAGCAACAAGCTCAAACAACTTCTAGGACAAATTAAAACATCATGACACAAATATCAAGCCATACCGGATTCCAGCCACTCAAAGAAGTCTGGCTTGGAGATTGTTATCCAGTTGAATATTACGAGCATTTTGAATCTCATGAACGGGATCTGTTTCAGCAGATTACCGAAGTCACTCAGAGTGACCTTGGCAAGATTCAACTCAAGCTTGAACAATTGGGAGTGGTAGTAAGGCGTCCAGAATTCAAATCAATTGACTTGTTTCTTGATGACGAAGACAATTTAATTAAACCGCCAATCACTCCCAGAGACTGGGCCATGACTCTTGCTGATACATTGTATATTGTTCCTCAGTGCCCCAATATGCACCACGGATTTGAGTCAACGGTTAAAGAGTATCTACAGCAAAATCAAAAAGTACAAGTCTTGGATCGTAGTAAACACGATGATATGTGTTATTTGAGCTTCCCATCTACAGTACGAGTTGGCAGGGATTTATTTGTTGATTGTGCATATAACAACCCCGGGGCTTCACATTTATTTCACAAGGCGGCCAGTCGTTTTGTCAACGATTATCGTGTGCATGTTACCTACACTGGTGACCACAATGATGGTATTTTTTGTCCAATCAAAGCTGGGCATATTTTTACCACACACTATAGAGAACTCTATGATGACACATTCCCGGGCTGGGAAGTGTTTTTCTTGCCTAATACCACACTAGGACGTAATTGGCAGCCCGGCAATTGGTGGCTTCCCGGAAAGCAGTATTCACTGTATTCTGATACTATTACCAAAAAAGCACAGAGCTGGGTTGGCGACAGTCGGGAAACGGTGTTCGAAGTCAATATGTTGGTGGTTGATGAAAAAAATATTCTCTGCATTGCTGAAGATGATGCTGCCTGTCGAAGACTTGCAGAGTTAGGTATAAGTGCACACGTGGTAGAATTCTCAACCCGAGGATTCTGGGATGGTGGCCTGCATTGTCTCACCGTGGACATTTCTCGTGAGGGTGCCAAGGAAGACTACTGGCCCGGGCGCGGCGACAATGGCGCTTATTACGAATGATAACCTACAGTGACATCAGGGACGTTCATTTAGAAATATCTACGCTGTGTAATGCTGCCTGTCCTTGGTGCCCGCGTAATTTCTGGGGATATCCTTATAATGGTGGTTACCCCGAGGTTAATTTGACACTGGAATCGGCGCAAAAAATTTTTCAACCTGATTTTCTAAAACAACTTGACTCTATTAGAATAAATGGTAACTTTGGAGACATAGTAATGAATCCCGAAGGTGCCGACATTGTTGAATTTTTCAACTCGGTCAATCCCAATTTGTTGATAACAATTAGTACAAATGGATCTGCCAGACCTCAAAAATTTTGGCAAAAGCTTGGCTCTCTGGGGGCACAAGTGAGGGTATTGTTTGCTCTTGACGGCCTCGAAGATACACATCACTTGTATCGACAAAACACGTCTTGGTCACGTATAATTGAAAACGCTCAAACGTTTATCTCTGCCGGTGGTTTTGCAGTGTGGAAAATGTTGCAGTTTGATCACAACCTACATCAAATTGAGCAATGTCGAGACCTCAGCAAACAACTGGGATTTGGTAAATTTATTACCTACACCGAAGGAAGAGATATTGCTCCGGTATTTGATCGCCATGGCAATTTAAGCCACACACTGGGTAAATATCAGGGACCCACAGAATTTCCAATCATGTTTCGCGATAAAACAACCAATGACATTTTGTTAGAAGATGTAGTGGCTGGGAAATCACCAAAACAACAATTAACATGCGAAACAAAAAAATTAAAATCAATATATATTTCGGCCACTGGTGAAGTAAGCCCGTGTTGCTACACTGGATTTTATCCACACAGCTACGGAAAAGGGCAGTATCATCAAGCAGTTAATTCTCAACTCAAACCTTTGATCAACAAAAATAATGCCATTGAACATGGGCTATCGGCCAGCCTTGCGTGGTTTGCAAACATAGAAAATTCTTGGAATATATCTTCTTATGAACACGGGCGATTGATAATCTGTGATGACAGTTGCGGTGTTTAACACTAAATAGTTTAAAGGTCTGAAGAATAATGCAAAAACGTACAAGAAGTATTATAGAAGAACTCGATGCAATATACACCGAGCGCAATGCTGACCGAGATCGTCGTTACGTTATCGAAAGTCGTGCTTCTAATGTTATTGCATCGGCCATACGTTTATTAGAACACATAGACGCAACACTGCCGGCCGAGCAAGCTGAAAATTTGACCAGAAAATTACTCAATGCCATTCGAGACCGTGATCCAGAAAAATTTACCAGAACTGTGAGACGAATTGATGATAACTGAAGGCGGCAATGTTTTTAAAGACAAACAAGGTAATCCATTAACTCAGCGCATAAACCGAGCTGATGTACCTGCCACCATCAAATGGATTGAAGGCGTCACTGGGGTTGATTTTAGCAAAGACATTGACACAGATACAAAGACTCCCTCTAAGTGGCTGGGCAGTACAGGTAAAGCACCTACATCGGGCGACCTAGATCTTGCAGTAGATCTCAACCAAATAAACAAAGATGCTTTGGCTGCAAAGCTCACACAATATATTCAAAGTCAGGGACAGGATCCACGCGAGTGGGTTAAAAAAGCAGGCGAAGTACACTTGAAAACGCCCATTGCTGGCGATCCCAAAAAAGGCTTTGTACAAACAGACTTTATGTTTTTCCCCAACTTGGACTGGGGACAATTTTTTTATGCTGGCGGGACAGGCAGCGCCTACAAAGGTGTGTATAGAAATATCTTGATGAGTTCTATTGCCAAGCAACAGGGACTCAAAGTTGGCGCTAATGGCATGTTTAGCCGTACTACAAATCAACTGGTCAACGGTGGCATGGATCCTGACTATGTGGCCAGTGTGTTGTTGGGCAAAGGACATGATCGTCACAGCCTCAAAAATGTTGAAACCATATATCAAAACTTGGCCAAGGATCCCAATCGTGATGCCAAGTTAGCTGATTTCCGCGAATACCTGGCTCGTGACGGACTACAAGAACCTGACACAACAGTGCAAGAAAGCGAAGTCAGTTTCATGGCACGACTACGTGATAGAATTGTCAATCAAGGATATCATATCATTATTGAAGCAGAAGAACCGCCAGTTAAAAAGAAGGATCCGCGTATCCCGCACCCCGAAGATGCGTTCTTCCTAGGCGGTAGTGCTGCCGCAAACAAAGCCATTCAAGACTTAGAAGGTGCCATCAAGAATGCCAGCAAAACCACTATCAAGTGGGATGGTAAGCCTGCACTGATTTGGGGCAGATTGCCCAATGGTCGATTAGCAG